TTATTGTAAAATTAAATTTAGATAACTTAAAAGTTACCCCAAAAATTAAAAAAGCTATTGAAGATGAATTTGATAATATCTTGACTCTTTTAAATTTTAAACAATTGGGTCAAGATATTTTTAGAAGATTTTATATCGATGGAAGAATGTATTACAATATTATTCTTGATAAAGAAAATACTTCTGGTGGTATTCAAGAGTTGCGTTACACGGATCCACGTAAAATAACAAAAATTCGCGAAATTAAAAAAGTAAAAGACAAAACAACTGGATATGATATTGTTGCGGGTTATGTCGAATATTATATCTATTCAGATGTTATTTCAACAAAATCAAACCTAACAAATTCAGGATTAAGAATCGCTCCAGATTCAATGATTAGTGTTACATCTGGAATATTAGACGCAAAACGCTCAATAGTATTAAGTAATTTACACAAAGCAATTAAACCTCTTAACCAATTAAGAATGATTGAAGATGCTAGTGTAATTTATAAAGTATCAAGAGCGCCAGAGAGACGTATTTTTTATATTGATGTTGGTAATTTGCCTAAAATGAAGGCAGAACAATATCTTAAAGATATTATGACCAAATATAAAAATAAAGTTGTTTATGATGCATCTACTGGAGAAATCAGAGACGATAGAAGATTCCTTTCTATGATGGATGATTTTTGGCTTCCTAGACGTTCTGATAATAAATCAACAGAAATCACAACATTACCATCATCAGCTGCATTTGATGATATGTCAATGGTAGAATATTTTGAGAAGAAATTATATAAAGCTCTTGGAGTTCCATTCTCTAGATTAGTACAACCAGATAGCGCATTTGATGTTGGAACTAATCAAGTAATTTCCAGAGATGAAATTAAATTTGATAAAGCAATTCAAAGGTTAAGAAATAAATTTACTGATGTATTTGATCAAGCATTAAAAGTTCAGTGTCAATTAAAAGGTATTTGTTCTGACGAAGAATTTGATGTCTATAAACAAGATTTCAATTATGATTTTGTTAGAGATAATAATTATGCTGAAATGAAAGATGCTGAACTATTGCAAAATAGATTAAATTTATTAGCGGTAGTTGATCCATATAAAGGTACATATTATTCACAAGCTTGGATCCAGAAAAATATCTTGAAAATGGACGAAGATGAAATTGACCAAATGCAAAAAGAAATTGAGCAAGAAATTGCTGATAATTTGTATCCTGATCCAAAATTACTTAATGACCCAATGGCAGGTTTAGGTGGAGATGGCGGTTTCCCTAGCGGCGATCCTAACCTAGATTCAGATGGTGATGGAGTTCCAAATGATCAAGATGCAAATGATCAAGATCCATCTATAGGTCGTCCAACAACAAAACCAAATAAACAATCAGCTACTGATAAAAAGAATCCGTACTATGACTAAGACAATACATAGAGATTTACCGCAGGTATTAATCCTAAAAAGAACTTATATACAAAGATTTCCTAATGGACAGCAAGTTGCACTGTATCACTCAGAGCATTTAAATCAATATATTACTGTTCCATTGGATGGATCTAAATTTTCTAATACATCAGAATCTGTATTAGAAAAATTAACTCAAATATCAGAAAATGATGATATCCAGCCTATTATATTTAATGATTTATCTGAATTAAATATAAATAAAGAATGCGCTGATGTAATTTTAAATTTTATTAGCAATAACGAAGAATTAGCAGAACAATTACACGTTTCGGATAAAAGTTTCTTAGAAATTTTGGAACAGGCTGCTCAATTAGAATCAACAGATTTATCGGAAGAATCTGGTCAACAACAGGAGTTAACAAACGATGAAATTGTTAAATGAGTTTACCGAAACAGAAGTTCTAGTAGAAGAAGCTAACGGTAAAAAGAATCATACTATTAAAGGATATTTTATTCATTGCAACGAACAAAATAGAAATGGTAGAGTATATGTTAAAGAACATATGATGCCAGAAGTTGCAAGATATAAAAGAGATTATATAGATACTCGTAGATCTTTAGGTGAATTATCTCACCCAGAAGGTCCTCAAATTAACCCAGATAAAGTATCGCATCTTATCACTAAATTAGATTTTGATGATCACCGTTGTTTTGGAGAAGCTAAAGTTTTAGATACTCCTAATGGTAATATCGTAAAATCATTTATTGATGCTGGAGTTAATTTCGGGGTTTCTACCAGAGGATTGGGGTCTATTAAAGAATCAAATGGAATTAAATATGTCCAACCAGATTTTCGTTTAGTAACAGTTGATATTGTATTAGATCCATCAGGTAAAGATTGTTATGTTGAAGGTTTAATGGAAGGAAAAGAATGGATGTTTGTTGAAGGAAAAGGTTGGGTTGAACAATATCTAGAAGAATCAAGAGATACTTTAAGAAAACTATCAGCAAAAGAAGTTGAACCAATGGCTCTTAAAATCTTCGAAAACTTTTTAAGAAAACTTTAATACAAAAATTAATTTATATAAATAATTATTATAAAAATCTAATAGGAGATATTTGATGTCACAAGATAAAAATTTAAATCTTTCTGAAGCTGCAATGGATATCCTAAACGGCAACAGAAAAGACAAAGATACAAAACAAGATTCATTTGGTCAAGGTCAAAAATTGCATGACACAGCTAATAAAACCACAGCATGCGATACAGGAAATGCAGATTGGGAAAAACCATATGTTGAAGCTCCAACAGCAACTCCTCCAGGACAAACACCACCAGTTGGACAAGAACCTGCTAAACATTTACCACCACAACCAGCTGACACCGTTTCAAAAGCTAACACAAAAGTAAATCTTCATCCTAAAAAAGGTGTTAATGAAGAAGGCGAACCAGATGACGAAGAAGATGAAGTAAATGAAGATATCGCAGCATTAATGGCTGGCGAAAACTTATCAGAAAGTTTCAAACGTAAAGCATCTGCTATCTTTGAAGCTGCAGTAAAATCAAAAGTTGGAGAATTAGCTGAAGAATTGGAAGCACATTATGTTGCTCAATTCGAAGAAGCTTATGAAGATATGAAAGAAGATTTTACTAATAAAGTTGATGAATATCTAGATTATGTTACTGAATCTTGGATGGAAGAAAATAAATTAGCAGTTGAATCAGGTTTAAGAACTGAAATTGCAGAAGGCTTTATTGAGTCTTTAAAAACCGTATTCGAAGAACACTATATCGATATTCCTGAAGAAAAATTTGATGTAGTAGAAGAATTAGCTTCTAAAGTAGAGGCATTGGAAAAACAAGTTAATGAAGAAATGTCTAAAAACATTGACTTGAAACAAAAATTGTCAGAACAAAAGAAAGTTGAAGCTCTTCACGCTGTATGTGAAGGATTAACATTATCACAAGCTGAAAAAATTAAAACTATTGCAGAGAGCGTAGAATTCGTAAGCGAAAATGATTTTGTTACACAAATGGAAGATATTAAAGAATCGTATTTCTCTACTACTTCTGTTAAACCTGCTTCAATAGAATCTTTAAATGACGTTGTTGACTTAAACGAAGAAGTAAAAACATCAAAAAGAGTTGATCCAATGATTGCTGCTTACGCTTCTCGTATTTCTCAAACAATCTTAAAATAAAAATAACAATTAAGGAGTTTATCTAAATGGCTTTATTAAACGAAGAATTGCAAAATAAATGGAGTCCAGTATTGGATCATCCAGAATTAGCAAAAATTACTGATCCATACAAAAAAGCAGTTACTGCTATCGTATTGGAAAATCAACAAGCGGCTATGGATTCAGACCGCGAAACATTAATGGAAGGAACACCAACTAACACAACAGCTGGTATTTCTAACTTCGACCCAATCTTAATTAGTTTAGTACGTCGTGCTTTACCTAACTTGATTGCATATGACGTTGCTGGCGTTCAACCAATGACTGGTCCTACTGGTTTGATCTTTGCTCTACGTTCACGTTATGGTGCACAAGGTTCAGCTCAAAGCAATGGTAGCACTTCTAATGGCGGAACAGAAGCATTCTATAACGAAGCTAATACTATCTTCTCTGGTATTATTGGCACAGGCGGTTCTGTTTCTACAGGTCAATCTAATACTGCTGTTGGTACATCAGGTCCAAATGCTAATTCAGTATTTGATTCTGGACAAGGTATGACAACTGCTGCTGGTGAAGTATTAGGCGACGGTAATGGTACTGTATTCGGCGACATGTCAATTTCAAGCGAAAAAGT